GTACACCGAGAGGTATCTAAGCGTTGCAGAAAATTAGTGTTAATTAAATTCTTCGACGAGAACAAAGAGCTAGGTTTTGACCTAGCGGAAGATATTTTAGAACGGTTTAACTCTGTTCATAAATAAATACTAAATACCCCCCCCGTTAACTAGGGGAATCGCGTGACAGGGTTCGCGCATAATATGTATTGTATATCTAATATATATTGCTTACATTTGATGTATGAAAAAACAAATAGACATTGACGATTCGATAATCAAGGATTTAAAGATCGCTGCCGCTTGGAGAAACTTGGATTTAAAAAACTTCATTCAAGAAGTGTTACAAGACGAAGCGGAGAAAAGCGCAATTTTTAATCAAAACATAAACGAGAGAACCGCGTGTGAATACTTAGATCCGGTATTAAAAGAGTTTGAAAATATTAAGTTAAACAAATCAAAGTTGCAGTTAAAAGTATTTACAGAAGGCACTTTTGTTTATGAAATAAGTCATGACGGGTGTACTCACGAAGTAAGCGTTATTAACAGCAATATGGACTTTTTTCATGAAATGACTATATCTGAAATACTATATAAAACACCTTTTTATTTTTCACATAGAATATTTTACAATGATGATGAAAAAGAAAGCGAAGAAGTGTTTTGTTTTAGAATATTAGACACCAAGGATTGGAAACATAGGTTTAACTCTGTTCATAAATAACGCTGAAACTTTGAATAAAACAGAAAATAAATTAAAAATATGGAATTTAAAGGAACAAAGGGAGAATGGAAGCAGTCTCACCGCCCTATTGATGAGGACGATAATTATAGAACAGAGGTCTACTCCGGAGAAACCGAGATATGTGGGATGTATTGGGCAGGGGAAAAAGAAGGTAACACAACATATTCAAGAAGAAAAGAAAACGCAAAACTTATAGCTGCCGCTCCTGATTTATTAGAAGCACTCCAATACTGTTTAAATTGTTTAGGTGACGAGTTTGCTTTGCCTATCGATTGTATAAATAATGCTGAGATAGCTATTGATAAAGCACTAAAGTAGTGCTTTATCTAAACGGTTAGTGTATGTTTTCGGACGAAATAACCTACTAATTAAATAAACACCTTAAAACTTAAATGTTATGGATACTAATAAAGAAAAAGAACCCAAGTCTGAAATATACACCTTGTTATGTGGTGTAAATTCTCACTTAACAGAAGGATTGTTGATGTGGATAAGCGAATTTTGTGGTAGTAAAGGATTTATTCATACAGATAATGGTAAGGAACTTAAATGGTACTTAAACGAAGAAGCTAAAGAACTATATTATGGCACAGAAGACAAAAAGCTACCACTATACACCACCAAAGAAATGATGTGTAAATACTACGATTATACCACATAACGTTTAGTATATGGTGTGTAGCCGAACACCTGAATTATCGGTTTAAAAACAAACATTAATAGGCGTTTTAATGCTCGTTTTAAAATTTAAAAATAAATCATGAAAAATTTTGCAATGTGTTTCGGTTGTGCCGAGTTCAAAAATCTAAAGACATACGGCGCAACTCAATTTTGCAATGATTGCGCCCCCGAAACTAAAGAAGATGCCCCAATCATAAAGAAGAGTTACAAAATGCGTACAGAGTCAAAAAAAAGGGCAAAGGAGAAGAAGATATATTTATCAAGGCGCAAAGGCTTGTTGATTTTAAACCCCAAATGTGAACCAAATGAGGAAGGGTGTGAATTAGAATCAAACCAGATACACCACAAGAAAGGCCGAGAGGGGCCACTGCTGAATGATCAAAGGTTTTTCCTATATACTTGTGGCAATTGTCATAGGGTGATAGAAGACAACCCAGAATGGGCCAGAAACATGGGATATTCACTAAGCAGGACAAAAACCAAATGAGGCACGGGAGTTTATTTTCAGGAATCGGAGGGTTTGACCTTGCGGCAGATTGGATGGGTTGGACTAATGAGTTTCATTGTGAATGGAATCCGTTTGGTAGAAAATTATTAAATCATTATTGGCCTGAAGCAAAGAGTTATGAAGACATCACCAAAACAGACTTCTCTATTTGGAGAGGAAAAATCGACATCCTCACAGGAGGGTTTCCATGCCAGCCATACAGCGCGGCTGGAAAAAGAAAGGGCAAGGAAGATGATCGACATCTCTGGCCAGAAATGCTTAGAGCAATTCGGGAAATTCAACCGACCTGGGTTGTGGGCGAAAACGTTCTCGGAATTACTAATTGGAACGGGGGCGTGGTATTCGAAGAGGTGTGCGCTGAGTTGGAAAATGAAGGGTACGAAGTACAACCGTTTGTACTTCCAGCTGCAGGTGTCGGCGCTCCCCACAAAAGGGATCGAGTATGGTTTATTGCCCACGCCAGAAACGAGTCAAGGTGGAGCACAGAAGGACGTAAAGGTAAGCGAGAACGGAAGCTTTTACAGAGAGAACAAGAAAGGTGTGAGATTCGGGGTAAGGGTTCAGGACATAGTGGCAAGCGGTATGCTACCGACACCGACAACAAGAGATTACAAGGGAGGCAGAACAAAGGAAGCGTTAAAGAGTTCGGGAAGGACGGAAAAAAACAGCTTGCCAGACTCATTCAGTCAGACTGGGAAGAGTTCCCAACTCAACCCCCGATTTGTATTAGATATGATGGGTTTCCCTCCAGACTGGACGGAATTACCTTTCCTAAATGGAGAAATGAATCAATAAAAGCCGCTGGTAATGCAATAGTGCCTAAGGTAGTCTATCAAATATTCAAATCAATAATAGAATATGTGTCCATCTAAATCAATAATTACCATACTCTCCAGCGAAAAAATATCTAAAAATAAATTAGATAGTTCTTGCGTAGTTCTTAAATAGTTCTTACTTTTAATTAAACAAACACACATACAATATGACACCTTTTGAAGAGACAGTAAACCACCTATTAAAAAAGCTATCCAGCGCAACGGGTGTGACTTTTGAAAACAAGCAACTTGCAATTGATGTTATATCAGAGTCAATTGAAAAGATTGAAAAATCGAAATCTGATTATTTCCTTTATGATTTCAGGGTTGCAAAATTAGGGGCAGAAGGAACCGATTGCTTTTTTTATGCTGAATTTCATACACTAAAAGAAAAGGGATTGGTAAGTAAGAGCGAGTGGGTTTATCACTCTAAGAGGTTTGGAAACGTTGAAGATTGTACGCGAGCAATGGAGTCATTTGTTTCAATATATAAAGATGAAGAATAATTATGGATCCAGGAGATAATTGCCCCGTAGATTTTCCTTATGATTTTGACGGTGAAGATATGGCCGATGAGGATTTTTCCGACTGTTGCGAATACTAAATTATTTAATGTTTATTCTATGAAAAGCACGATTAAGAAACTGGTTCATGTTGTTAGCGTTTTAATGGAGGAAAGATCCAGTTCTAATAATTTGCTTGATGAAATAGTTAAGCAAGAAAAAGAACTTTCTTATAGGGAAAATCGCATCTTGTTTTTGTCGGAAAAGGTAAGCAAGCTAAACGTAAAGATTGATTATTTAGAACAAATGAAGGACCAAAAATCCAGACAAATTAGATCAAAACAATATGTAATAGTGGATTTTAGTAAACGAATAGTACAAGAAAAATGCTACCAAAATAAAAGAGAGGCTGAGTTTTTAGCGAAAAAGCACAACCGTAATCGTGAATTTAGTTTTGAAGCAATAAAAATAAACCTAAACCTTTCAAAGTCATGAGATTAAGCAAAACAAGCGTATTAGACGGGGCGTTTTCTGTAGTGTTTTTAATTGGCATTGCGTTAGTATTGTTGTCGCCTATAGTTTACTTGCTTGATGATCCATTAGTGTCTAGAGGGATGTTCTATGTGGGTGGTTCCATTGCGTTGGTAGGCTTTATATATAGCATGATGAAAGCTTTTATTGAATCAAATATTTAATATTTCACTTGTAATTAAAAAGTTTTAGATTAAGAATTTCCATAGGGATGCTTCATTTTACACTTATTGGTATTAGGTAGGGGGGCTTGTTGCTCCCCGATGAAGCTTTTTTTTAATTTTAAACCATCAATAGACATGATTACATACAAAAAAGAATGGAAAGGGCACGAGATTTTTTATAACGGAGAGTTAATAATGTACGTAGTAGGTAGCAAGAGAAACGCTATTAAGGAGGCTACAAAATGGCTAAGAGATAACGTCAAATAGATTAGAGTAACTGAATTGTGTATGGCATCGTTTTAATGTGCTATACACGTTGTTACCCTTAGTTTTAAAAAAGATTTAATATGACAGAACCAAATATAGAATTACTGAACCAAGATTGCTTGCTTTATATGAAGCAATGCGAGGATAAACAATTTGACTGGGCTATCGTAGACCCTCCTTATGGTATAGGCTTTGACGGACACCATACAATAACAAAAGAAGGACACAAAGGCTTTAGTGCTAAAAAAGAATTACACGCAAAAAAAGACTGGGATAGTCAAAGACCGTCTGCTGAATATTTTACTGAACTTCAAAGAATATCTAAAAATCAAATTGTGTGGGGTGGCAATTATTTTGCTGATTTATTACCACCAAAGAAAGGGTGGATTTTTTGGGATAAGAAAATAACCAATGCAAATAATATGAACTTTAGTGATGGTGAACTTGCGTGGACAAGTAGTGATGGAATTTTAAGAAGGTTTACTTATGATTGGATAGGCTTTGGATATTTAAACAACCCACAAAAAGAGAAAAAAATACACCCGACACAAAAACCTGTACAGCTCTATGAATGGATATTAGATACTTATGTAAAAGAAGGAAGCAAAATAATTGACACGCATTTGGGAAGTGGAAGCATTGCGGAGGCTTGTTGGAATAGAAAATTTGATTTAGTAGGACTTGAAATTGATAAGGATTACTACACCAAAGCAAGCAAAAGACTTGAAGCCCATAAAAAACAACTAACCCTTTTTTAATATTAAGGGTAACAGGCGTATAAAATCAAGCGTTAGCGACTCGGAGAGTTGATTTTAATCGCGGTTAAGGGGTAGGGAATTAAAATTGAAGAGACATGAAACAGACAGCAGAAGAGAAGTTAAGAGACGATTTGTTTAGTGTAGCGGCAGAATGGGAGTCGGCCTGCATTGAAGGATATGAGGCCAGAGAGCAAGGGGACGAGATTATAAGAAAGTACAGGCGCGCAAAGGGAGAAGATCTAATGGTTAAGACAAACGAAAAAGGAGGAGTTTCCACGTTAATGGGGCCTTGTTACAGCGTTGATGACACAGAGGAGAGAGGGACAGACTCTGGTTTTAAAACAAAGGAGCAGATAATTGAATCAATGTCTGAAGAAATGCCTTTTAAGCTCCATGCGGGACTAGTTCCTTACATATTCGAGGCTATGAGTATTTACGCCTCCCAAGGAGAGAAAGAACAGCCTGAGTCTATAGCTGAGGTAATTGAATATATTGATGTAATAACTAAGACTCTAGCAAAGTTCGGAACAGAAAAAGTAAACCCACATCAGATAGAGGCTTGTTTGTATTCTTTAGGAGATATTAGGAGTAAGGTGAAAACGCTTAATCCAGTTGAAGGAAATGAGGAGGAGGAGTTTGAAAGTATTTGTTTTCCTGATGTAGACCTAATAGTAGTTAGTGACGAAAGCGGAAACTGTTATACAGATTGGGATTCCAATGGTGTTAAAATAGACATAACAAGTGACGGTAAGCAGATGAATGTTACAACAAAACTAAACGGGCTACAAATGCGGATTGGGTAGAGATAAGTGAACGTGTTTATACTAGCCTTAAATATTGAGAACTTATAAACTAATTGAGGGATGAAAGAGATATTTATTAATTCACTGAAAGTTCTCTGGGAGTTTTTCGATAGAGAAGAACCTCTAATTACAGAAGCGGGCCATAGGATGTTAAGATATCAAACCGACCTCAGGGAGAAATCGAAAAGCAGAATCTATTTTCTGGATAAATACAGCCGAAACATGAGTGGTAATTTATGTCAAACGTTTGAGGAGTTACTAGACACCAATCCAGATAACGATACTATCATATCGGTAACTTATTCAGCCATGATAATGTATGCCAATCAAGAAATGAAAATAAACCAATCTAAGAAATGACTGAACAAGAACTAGAAGAGAAGCACGGACACTTGAAGGATAAATTCTTTGGGTTATACACGGGTCAGCCAGTAGCTTATTATTCTGACTGGCTAAAGGAATTTGTACACTATGACCCTATAGAAGTAATCCCATTATTGGGTGATGATGAAGAATCCTACCTCCAACTAAAGCCCCTATCAAGTATTAGCGAGGAGGATAGCGATTTAACAGGATTGGATGAGTTTGTATTATCCACAAACCCTGATCTATTGGCAATAGAGGCAGACTACCTAAGAAGCAAAGGGTACGCTTTACCTTTCATGGGAATACCAGTAGAGCACCAGATAGCAATGGGGTGGTGTAAGGTTGGGAAAATGTATACATAATGATACAACACCAAATCAAAAAACTTTAGGCGTTAGCCATTGTTTTTGCTGACTGTTGTCGAGCGTTTTAATGCTCGTTTTAAAATTTAAAAATAAATCATGAATAAGGATAATTTTTGTAGAATAATAGAAACAGAAGACGGATCGCAAGTACTACTGGTTAAAGACTACGACCAAGAGGAAGAGGGTTTTGTTTTAAGGTGCTCGACCAGAGTGAATGGGAATGAAATAGCGGCTTCTTACGGAGACAAGGAAGAGTCTAAAGTTGACGCTATTTTTGAAAAATACACACAAGACCAAGCCGATGCATTAAGAGAGTCGGCGATTGATTTACTTAAACGATAATCATGAAGGGACTTATAATAAAAAAAGAGTGGCTGGACAAGATATTCGACGAAGGCAAGGTGTGGGAGATGAGGACCCGAAACACATCAATTCGTGGACAGGTTGGTCTAATCGAATCAGGGAGTGGCCTTGTGATGGGAACCGCTAATATTATTCATTCTTCCTTTGTGCCTGATTACATGAGGGGGAAATTTATATACAAGCACAAGGTCGAAGATTTAAGCTTATTAGACAAGTGGAGCCATGCGTGGGTGTTAACATGTTCGAAAAGGCTTGCAGAACCTGTGCCATACAACCACCCCAAAGGGGCTGTAATATGGGTCAACTTGCCAGATGATTTAAACTTTTACTTTAATAATTGATTATGAATAAATATAGAATAGTTGAACTCCCCATCTCAAACCATTTATACTTTTTTTGTATATTGTATTAAAGCACACTAAAAGAAACAACAATAAAGAACTGCACTGGGTATGGTAGAAGAATGTAAAAGCAATGCGGGCAGGCCAAAAGTACCACTAGATTTAAAAGAGGGTTGGGGGGAATCAGTACTAAGCCTTTACAAGAAAGGAGCATCTGACGTTGAAATAAAAGCGTTTATTTATCAAGAAAGGGGCAGTTTTTCAAATGATCTATGGGATAGATGGATTAAAGATGAAGCAGAATTTTCGGAAACCATAAAAATGGGAAGAATCATTTCTCATGCATGGTGGGAAAAAAAAGGCCGTAAAGAATTAGATAATAAAGAGTTTAGCTATACTGGGTGGTACATGAATATGAAGAACAGATTTGGGTGGAAGGACAAGACCGAAACAGAGCACAGTGGAGAGATAAGACAGGTTTCGACATTCTTACTTCCTGATAACACAAGGGACTAATAATAAATCTGATTTGAAAGAAGTTAGGCCACAAGATGGATACCAAATGATCGCCCTAAGTTCGCCCGCTGACATCTTGATTGGTGGAGGCGCTGCGGGCGTTGGGAAAACGTTTTCTTTATTGCTTGAGCCACTTAGGCATATTCATAGAAAAGGGTTTGGGGGGGTTATATTTCGTAGGACGTCACCACAGATAAGGGCAGAGGGAGGTCTTTGGGACGCGTCAAATAAACTTTACGGCCTAATCAACAATTCAATACCTAGAGAGACATTCCTAGAATGGAAATTTGGAAACACCTCAAAGCTTAAGTTCTCACACCTACAATACGAAAAAGACAAATTTGATTGGCAGGGTTCCGAAATAGCTTTTATGGGGTTTGATGAGTTGACCCACTTTACAAAATCAACATTCTTTTATATGCTATCCCGGAACCGTTCAACTTGTGGAATTCAACCATACGTAAGGGCTACGTGTAACCCAGACCCTGATAGCTGGGTTGCTGACCTTATAAGCTGGTGGATTGGAGAAGACGGTTATCCAATACCAGAAAGGCAAGGCGTTTTGCGCTACTTTATGCAGGGTAACGACAATTATATTTGGGGGGACACCAAAGAGGAGGTGATTGAAAAAGGATGGCATCTAATCGAAGACCTCGTTAATAAGTCGGGCATATCGGCGGATAAATTTGTTAAGTCTCTAACCTTCGTAGGTGGTTCAATATTTGACAATAGGGCACTTTTAGACGTAGACCCTGGATATTTAGCAAATCTTAACGCGCAAGACGAAGAGACAAAAAGCCAGCTTTTAGCTGGTAATTGGAAGGTTAAAATATCAGATAAAGATATTTATGATTACAACGATTTTAAAAACATATTTACAAATGAAGCATTACTTGATGAATCCGCACGAAAGTACATTACTGCTGACATAGCATTAAAGGGATCTGATAAAATGGTTGTGCTAGTTTGGCAGGGGTTCACTGTTATAGATATTCACATATCAAGCAAGAACAACGGAAAGGAGGCGGTTGATTTCATAAACAGCATGAAGCATAAACACAAAGTAGGAAACGCTAATATAATTTTCGATAATGACGGCGTGGGGGGTGGCATCTCTGGACAAATAGAAGGGGCGAAAGAGTTCCACAACGGGGCGAGGCCGTTAAAGTCATCAAGGGGAAAATCAATAGACAACTACGCAAACCTAAAAACCCAATGTTTTTATTTGTCGGGTGACAATATATCAGAATGTTACATCTTAAAAAGCGTGGCGGATCAAATGTATAGTAGCAAAGAAACCGTAAGGCAAAGATTTATGAATGAACGAAAAGCAATAAAAAGGAGCCATGAAGACGATGATGGAAAGTTAAGAATAATACCCAAAAAGGAAATGAAAGTATATTTAAACGGGGAGTCTCCGGATTTAATGGATGCTTTTATGATGCGTCAATACTTCACACTTGCAAAAAAATTCTTTGTTGTATGACATTTTACGTCTTAAACTTACTTAGTTTAGTAATTATTTATTCTAATGGGCAAATTCGGAACATTCATTAAATCAGTTTTCAATACCTCAGAACAGGCCGAAGATTCGCACTTAGTATCAAAAGGCCCAAAATTCAAATGGTTAGGACTTAACGGGTACGGGTTTGAATCATATAACGACGAGGCGTTAATTAGGGATGGTTACGCGTCAAACTCTGATATTTATTCAATAATCACCTCTATTTCAAAGAAAGCCGCAGACCTTAACTTTATAGTTAACGACACAAAAACGGGTGAGCCTATCGAAAGTGGCATATCATTCGAGTTAGTAAACGGGGATGATGAAAAGGCGTTTTCTACTAAAATCGAGGAGGCCATGATTAATTACGGAGTAACCGGGGATGCTTTTTTCGAGTTGATCCCGTCCGTTGTGTTTAGTGGAGGATTTGCGAGAATGGACACGCTAAGGTCTTCAAGCGTAAATATCATTTGTAACGTTGAGAACGTAATAACTAGTTACACTTATTCTGACGGCAACACAATAAGAACTATTGCGCCGGAGAACATTATACACGTAAAAGCATACAATCCATTAGAAGACGATAACGGAGGACACCGGGGGATGTCTCCGCTACAAGCAGGCAAGCGCGTAGTTGATGCGTCAAACTCTGCAGAGGTAGCCAGTGCAAACCTTTTCGAGAACCAGGGAGTTTCTGGATTAATATCCGATAATTCTGACAGCATAAGTGACGGGGATGAGGCGCAACAACTTCAAAACGCACTTGATAAGAAATTAGGAGGGGCAGACAAGGCCGGAAAATACACAGTAACAAGCGCAAATGTAAAGGTTCACCAATTGGGCCTATCTTCAAAGGACTTAGAATTAAGTAAAAGCGGACCGATTACATTACGTAAAATGGCGGCCCTATTTGGGGTTTCTTCTAGACAATACAACGACCCACAAGGCACAACTTACAACAACGCTGAAACCGATGCTAAAAACTTTTATGTGAATGGTGTTATGCCTGTTTTGAACAAGATAACTAAAACGATATCACTAAGGTTTAACCAGATTGACGGCTCCACTGTTGTCGCTGATTATTCATCCGTGGAGGTGTTACAGTCCGACAAGAAAAAAGAGATAGAAAAGAATAAACTTGAGGCAGACGCTATATTAGACGTAATTACAAGAGAGATTGACCCAAAACAAAAATTGTTCATTCTTACAAATATTCACGGAATGATTGAGGAAGACGCTAAATTATTGGTAAATGGATAGTGAAGAAATAAAGAAGCTTAAAAAGCTGAAAGAAAAGCAAGTTAAGAGCGGAGAAATAGTAAAAAAATGAGAGTTAAGCTACCCGAATTTAAGACATTAAAAGATGAATTGTCATACGTAAAAGCCAACGTAAAACAGATTATAAGCCAAAAGAGAGCACTAGACATTCAGTCTGACGAATGCGTTTTAGGTTGTGAGTCTTTAGAGTTTCCAGAAAAAGCGTTTTCAAATAAATCAGTTATAAAGGGGGCAAAGGCGATTGAAAATAAAGAGCTTTCAGAAAATCAAATTGCAATAAAGGCTTTTGCGAATACTATTGGTTGGTGTGATTCTCACATGGATGTGTTAATTAGAGACTGTGCAAAGAAGACTATCAGCGACAAAGGCGCATCTAATCAAATACTTTTCTATCACCTTAAAGATCACAACCACAGTACAGAGGGAATCATTGGCAAAAACGCAAGGGCTACACTTGAAGACGTTAGCCTTGAAAAGTTCAACATAAAGTCGGAAATTAAAAGTACTCAGGTAATCTTTGGGCATTCAATCGTAGATAAGGAATACGATAAAAAGGCTTATTTACTGTATTCAGACAACGAGATAAAACAGCACTCGATAGGGCTACAGTACGTAAAGATTTTTCTTTGTATAAACTCTGACGAGCCAGATGATGCCCAATTAAAGGAAAACTGGGACAAATACAGTAATCAAGTAATAAACAAAGACAAGATTGATTCTAAGGGTTATTTTTGGGCCGTGACTGAAATTAAGTTATTGGAGTTTTCCGCTGTCCTATTTGGATCAAACGAGTTAACACCAACTGAGGAAATAAGCAAAGCCTATAAAGAGCCGTCTATCGACACTCAAAAAGACCCAATTATTCAGCCGTCTAGCGACACCGATAGGGGATTAAAGAAAAGATTGCTTAATTTGTAACAACAAAATAAAATTGAAATGAAAAAAGAGTGGATAAATAGCGAAGGTCTTTTCGTAAGAATCGCCATTGAAAAACAGGCCAAAATGGAAGAGGCCGTACTTAAAGAGTACAAACAAGACGAAATAAATCATTTGGATTCTGAGTTAAAAGCTCTTCGTGAGTCTGCTGATGCTTCAAAGGCAAATTCTGAAGAGATCGTATCTCTCAGTAAAGAATTGTCTGAGTTGAAAAACAACGAACTTAAAGCATTGCTTAAAGCGGTTGAGAAAAACGGCGAGGCAGTAGCTAAAGGTCTTTCAATGACTACTAAGGACGTTGAATCTATGGCTGATCAGTTTGTCGCATCTTTCAAAGAGAAGCAAGCTTCAATTGATAAGATCAAGGGCGAAAGCGGAGCGGTAGAGATCGAATTGAAAACAGACGTTACATCTGGATCTTCTGTAGTTGATAATACTTTTTCAACAGTTGTACCGGGTATCGGAAAAATTCCAGTACGTCCAACTTTGATGGAGGCTAGATTTAAAAAAGGTTCTTTTGGCGTTAATAGTGGCGGTAAACTTACTTATTTAGATCAAAACACCCTAAATAGAGCAGCGAATAATGTCGCTGAATGTGCTTTAATTCCAGAGTCTGAAATTGATTGGAAAGAATACGATTGCAAAGCGGAGAAAATAGGTGACTCAATTCCAATTTGCATGGAAGCACTAGAGGATTTTGCTTTCATCAAAACAGAGGTTGAAAATTTCTTGATTGAAAACATCCTTTTGAGAATGGATCAACAATTACTTTTAGGGACGGGTACTTCTCCAGAGCTTAAAGGTATTGATTCTGTCGCGCAGACATGGGGCGTAGGTGTTGGTTCTCCAATCGAGTCACTCGCTAATAGTGTAGATACTCCGACAACTGCAAACGTAGTATTTACGGCTGTTTCTCAGATTAAAAACTCTGGTGCTAGTAACTCATTCAGACCTAATTACGTGGATTTAAACCCACAGGATTATCAATTAATGCTTCTTGAAAAGGACGCAAACAAAAACTCTTTGAATGATGTTTTAGTCTCTATTGATGCGAACGGTCAAGTTAAAGTTGCAGGTGTTCCCGTATTCGAGAATCCTTTAGTGCCTCAAGACGTTATATATGTTGGTGACTACTCAAGGGGTGCAGTTTACAATCATAGACGTTTGACGATTACAATTGCAACACAGCACGATACTGATTTTCTTCGTGACCGTGTGAGATTGAGAGGAACAGTAAGAAAAGCTTTGTTGATTAGAAACGTCAATGCGAATGCTTTCTTGAAAGTTACTTCAATTGCAGCGGCTAAAATAGCATTAGCTAAACCTTAATTTTCATCACTAAATTTAATATTATGATAAAAGTAAAAATGTTAGAAGGAAACCCTCAAGGGTTAAAGGCTGGAACTGTTGTTAGAGTTGGCGTAGCTCCAGCTAAAGAAATGTCCAAAAAAGAGTGGGCCGAAATAGTAGAAGGTAAGGAACTTACTGAGGATGCTAAGGAATCCAAAAAAGAGGATTCTAAAAAGTAATGGGACTACCTATTACAAATATTTCTGATTTCAGGGTGGGGCGTTATGCCCTACCCCAAAATCAGGATAGTATTAAACAATTAGATGCTTTTATTGGTGAGTATGAAAACGACTTGCTAGATGAGCTTTTAGGTTGTGAGCTTGCTTCATTGTTTATTGCGGACCTTGACGTTGACAACGTACCAGCTTCACCGCGGTTTGTTGCGATCATGGATAAATTCTGTCAAGACATGGGGTTATGTCGGGTACAGTTAAAAAGTTTAGGCATAAAAGAAATGTTAAAAGGGTTTGTTTATTTCTATTATGGCCGATCTCTTACGGACGTTTTAACCACTGTAGGAGCAAAAAGAGCGAGTTCGGGAAACTCAGAAAACACCCAACAGGCGGCAACGCTTTTAAGAAAAAATTACAATCTATCCGTTAATACATACAAAGCTATTCAGGAATATATTTGTATTAACTCGGTGGATTATCCAGAGTTTAACGGAATTAACAAAGTTCATTTAACCCTTATCTAATGGCATTTGATATAACACTTGAGGGTAATTACATTTACGTTACGAATAACGGCACAACGGTACTTGATAGGCCGTCTAGTGAGGTTTTCTTTGCCAAGAAGGACGAGTCGAGCACCGACTTCACTATATATCACGATAATGATTGCGTTACGGGTTTTCAGGAAATAGAGTGGGATGAATTCACTTTAGACGGCGTTGCATTCGTAGATCAACAAGCTTTTGAAGATTGGAAAAACGAGAATACAGGAATTGGATCACAGTCTCCAGATTCTGGTGGGGTAACTCCAACACCGCCCCCACCAGCACAAGGGATAATATCAAGCACAAGAGCTACACTGGATGGTAATGTTCCAGCTGGCGCAAAGGTTGTTTCTCTAGTTTTTAGGGGTAACGACGGCACTTTAAACGGGTCTTTAGTTCCTAATGGATACGCTAAAGAGTGGCTTTATCCTAATGGTGAGGATCTACCACAAATAGATTACACAGTCCCAACCTCAGGAGGTGGTGGCGCGGCCAATAGGGGGATTTATATTGATGTTTCGTTATGAGTGTAGGTATAGTAAGCTTCTTAGATACGTCAGACAGTTCAAAGCTTTTTAAATACACTGTTTCTGTTTATTCAGATTTATCTTCTTTGGTAGATGTGAATGAAGGAGATATTGCATGGGTTCAAAGCTATAGTCTGTTAACGCCAACACGTTTTTCTGGTGCGTGGCAATACTTAGGTGGGGCATGGATTTATGGGTCTAAAGAGTTGCAAGGCCAAGTCTCTACGAACATTGCGGAAATTCAACAAAACGAAGACGCTATTGCTTTACTGCAAAGTAGCAAGACTGATAAAGGAGGTTACCCAGGAACATCTCAAGACCTAAAAGACGAAATAGACACAAACACAAGTGATGTTTCAAGTAAGCTGGACAAGGGGGCTTTTACTGGCGACGCGCAGGATTTAGAAAATTCCATAAATCAAGAATCAGTTGATCGATCAAATGCAGACATTACTTTACAAGCTGGCATAAGTACAAACGCTTCTAATATATCACAAGAGGGTTCAGATAGATCAAATGCAGATAACGCACTACAGTTACAAATATCAAACAACGATTCTGATATATCCACCCTTCAATCTTCTAAACTAGATAATGGAGGGTATGCTGGAAATGGCCAGGATCTAAAGGATGAAATTGACTCAATAGACGGTAGCGAGACCAAGATTCAAAACGGGACAAACACGACTGTAAGTGGCACAGGAACAACGGCAGACCCTTATAAGGTGAACGCTATTGGTGGCGCGTCACAGAGGCAACACAGGCATATTTATTTCGCTACAACTAACACCACAGACACAGTAATAAGCTCAACAAACACGCCTGTAAAAGTATTAGGATTGACGACACAGGGATTTGGCACGAGTGGTTTAATTATGAGTGGGTCTAACCGAATATTAAATGATAGCGGGGTTACATTAAGGGTAAAAGTAGAGGCTGTATTGTCTTTAGACAAAGAGCAGGGCGGGGGAAATGATAATTATACTTTTTTCATTAATCAAACAGGCGCAAACTTGGTGGGATCTAAAAGCACCTCAGAAGGAAGAAACAACGATTTGAACACATCAAACCCAACATGGGTAGGTGACATGGCCGACGGTCAATGGTTCGAGGTTTGGGTTCAAAACATAGACTCTAGTAATAATTTAAAAGTTTCTGATTTATCTTTTATCGTTACAGAATTATGAGGATAATATTAAAAGACATACCAAGGCTGAAGGTTTTTAAAATAGAAGGACAAGATGATCTGTGGGAGCACGAAGAGAACTATGAAAAAAGGAGAGTTTCTATAGAAGAAGACTCTTACTTGTTATCTGGAGAAGATGAAGATATAACATCCACAAAAAACTGGAAAAAGTATTGTGGTGTTATAACCAAAGACTATGTACAAACTCGATCTATGATAATCGGTGGCCTTGATTGGTCTGTGGCTGATTCAGAAGATAAGGACATAGCAATAGAGTATTTTGCATACGACAAGAGCTTGAGTGCGTTGATAAATGACACAAATAAAATCATTCACTTAATGGGAAAAGGCATTACTCAACAAGATGCGGTGGTCTTTTTACAAAATAGTTATGCAAAATACCATACCAAAGAAAAAGAGTCTTATAAGTTGCGAAATGATTCTGAAAAATTAACACAGACAGTTATTACATATCTTGGAATAGGCGATGCATCGTCTTTTGTTAAAACGGTAAAAAACTTAAGGGGGCTTTATTGGCAAGAGGGGATCGTAGGCACAAAGTACGGATTGGTCGGTGAGGGGATAATGGACTACATCTTTAGTGAGCAAGGAACGGATTATGAGCTTTCAGGCTTGGAGGAAGAGGGGTTTGTATTAAATGTGGGTACATGGTCACAATTTAAGGAGGACTTAAAGGATGTATTTGTAAACGGGAATTATTGATGGATTTTTTTGAAGAAAAAATTTCACCCTTAGAAAGGGTTTATGAAGAGGTTTTGGTTAATGAGACAATATTGCTAGATGGTGAATGGAGAAAGATCGCGGACGTAAACTATCAAGCAGGGGTACAGAAGCTTATATTTTTATTTACTGACAATTCAACAGGGTCTTGTCACGTAACGGATAGATTGAAGTTTAAAAGAGATGTAAATAGACCGAGAATAAAAAGCCCTAAAAGAATAAAGTGATTAGAAAGTACAACATAGTAAAGATTTTAAAAAAGGTTATTTCTGAAATGATTATAACCGTTAAAGTTAATTCATTTACTGACAACTTAGACGGCACTTTTAACATAATAAGTTGCAATCCTCAGTACCTTAATTCCTGTTCTTATTTCACTGTAGACGGGAACGATTATTTTGTACAAGAGTTTGACGGTGAAGAGTCTTTAAAGATAAAGGGGTCGCCTGTACTAGATAATGATTTCGTTATACCTCCGCCTCTTTTTATTGCAGATACTCCAATGGGGGCCAACAACAATCTAATAGGGAAGGTTGCCGATATTTCCAGGCTTCCTTTTATATGGCTATTAGAGGACTTTCCTACTAATTACGATCTTTCAAGGTCTGTATCTGTTCAGCCTAGGATTAGATTATTCTTCATGAACACAAATAAAGAAAGTGAATGGCTAGAAGGGACGCACAGGAGCGAATGTATAGATCCAATGACGAACCTATGTAATGAGTTATTGATTAATATCAAAAAGAAAGTTTCAGGAAAACTGGACAAGTTTACTATAAAAAACAGAATTCGATTTGGTCGATATAAAGACAATAAAGGCCACGATCAAAAAATAATTGAAGAAAATCTATCTGGTGTAGAGCTTGATTTAGAAGTACCAATCAAGAAATGGGCCGTAGGTTGTGATAAGTGTTAAGTTAAATAGTTAAATTGTAAAAAAAACCAAATAAAAAAATGCCATTATTATCATTTTCATGTGTGTGTGGTGCTGGGGTCGGAAACCTTGGTACTCCATCTTGCGTAAAAAACGCATCGTTATTAAATAAAGATTACTTTGTCAATGCTTTTGCCTCTGATGGCACAAGAAACAGCATTAAGGCCACGGACTTAATAAACGGTAAATTAACCGAGGGTAAAATATTAGAGTTTCTAAATCACGCAGACCCTTCTAAAAGATGGTATCCAACACCTGACAAATATGAGGAGGTAGCAAACGCAAGAACAGACCGACAAACTCAAGAGAGTTCAACTGGTACTGTTAAAGTTCTTAGAAACGGAGTAAAAACCCGTCAAGGAGAATTATGGGATGTTCCGGAATCATGGGGGGCAAATATAAACAAGGCTTCATGTGTTCAGATGGCTACATTCTCAGAGGGAGAAGATGGGGGGATTTCAGGAGAAGTTTCTGCTGATGGGTCAGAGCTTTATCCTTTATTGATTGAAAAAGGCACATTAAACGCTGAATCATTCGACGCCAACCCAGATAAAGACGCTTACACGGTAGTAACTTACCAATTGAGCAGAAATATCAACGAAGGTGCTTATCTTACTTTGTCAGCTGATGACATTGAGGCTGATTTAGGTTCTGCAAGGGGTTTAATTGAGGTGTCTATAGATCAAGACGTTACGCCTAATACGGCGACGGAGATTTTTGTAACTGCTAAAAATTGCTCTTACGGTACTTTCGGAGACTTTGAAAACTTAGAGGGTGCTGTTATTACGGCTCAATGGTCTGTAAAAGACTCATTAGGTGCGACTATTTCCATTTCATCAGTGGAAGAGACAGCGACAGGTTATAAGATCACTATTGCATCGACCCCTTCTGCTGATGTTGTTGTTAGTTATTTAACTGGAAGAACTTCTGTAACTGAGTTTGGTTATGTTGGAGGGCCTAGCACTATAACTACTGGTGCTTAATGAAGATTAATGATAAACTTGGTATAAACCCAATAGTGTGGGGTGGTGTCAAGTGGTCGGAATTTTCAAAGACATTCAAAGGAAAGGCCGATGATGAAAAGTTAAAAGAGGTGCATAAAGAATGTGTCAAGATATACAAGGCAAACCAAAAGCCTGAGTGATAACAAAAAAGCCGGTCAAATTGATCGGCTTTTTTTTGTAACTTACATTAGTGAAAGCTGATGTAATAGAAATAGCCGAGTACTTACTTAATAATTCAGCAGAGGGTTTAATTAGTGATGCGCTAAAAATCCCCAGTGTCGAAGATCAAATAGTGAGGCTTAATCTTTCTCAACTGGCTAAGTTCCAAGACTCAGAGGGGGTTATGCTTGCTGACATTGGCGGGGAATACTCAGAACAGACACAAAAAAAGAAAGGGGCTGGTCCAAGAGATGTTAACCTTAGGGACACGGGGGAATATTGGAGCACGTTCAGGGAAACCCCAGTAAGCGGGGGATATGAGATAGATTCTAACCCTTTAAAAGGGGATGAGAACCTATTAGATAAATACGGAGAGGACGTTGAGGGACTACAGAAAAAGAATATAGATAAAGCGGATGGCATCATTGAAAACCAAGTCTGGAAAACGGCTGAAGAAAAGGTATAAGTCAATCCACGAATTACCGGTGTATAACTGGTTTGTGTGTAGGTCTGATCAAAAGTTTAGTTTTTTGATGAAAGACAAAGACATCCAGGGAATAGAGAATGAAGACCTTTTCAAAATGGTTCCAGATATAGATTTTGAGGATTATTTTTTAGGGTTAATAACTGAGTTTTTCAAAGAGTTTGGAAAGCCAAAACAATACGAAAGAGAGATTAAAATAAAATCGGAGATAATAGACCTACAGTTAAAATTCGCATCTACAGGGGATAGGATGCTTTTAAATGGAATTAAGATACTAAAATTCAAGTTGCAAAAATTATTAATTGATAGCTTTGATGACGATAACAATGTTGACCAGAAAAAAGAGATCGCGTCAATAGGGAAAGCATCGGGCGTAATTATAGATATAAGGAAAATATCAACTTTCCAGTACTACACTCAAAGACTCTTATTATTAGAAAATGGCTAAAAGAATAACCACACAAGAATTAAGTAAGGGGCTAAGAGATGCAAAGATAGAAGCCGAGGGGCTAATAACCGCGTATAACAAATTCCTTAAAGACGTAGAGCAAACCGCAGAATTAGTAAAGAAAACTAAGGACGGCCTGAACTTTACAGACGCTAAGGATTTGCAAAAGCTAAACGAAACATTACAGCAAAGTAATAAATTATTAGAGCAAAGGCAGGATATTGATAAGGGGTTAGCAGAACAGACGAAAAGAAAGCAGGCCATAGATAAAGAGCAACTAAATATATCTAAGCAAAAGGGGCAAAGAGAAAGGGACGAAATAAAATTATTAGTAGAAAAAGAAAGGTTAGTCCAAACGAACATAAGGACTCAAGCACTAAAAAATAGAGAGCTTGAGAAGTCTCGAAAGGCTCAAGAAAGGGAAAATAGGAGCCTGCTACAAACTACTAACGCGTACAAGAAACTTTCTGCACAAACAAACAAAGCACAAGCGGAGTTTAAACAATTAGCCGCTGAATTTGGTGTTAACTCAAAACAAGCAAGGGAGGCACTAAGAAGGTTTAACAGCTTAGACAGTTCGTTAAGAACAATAAACAATACAGCCAGAGACGGTCGCAGGGATGTTGGGCGGTACGGCATAGCTTTAAAAGGGCTAGGTGGGAACTTTTCATCTTTATCTAAAGGGTTAATAGGGGGACTAGGTGTTGTAGGTGGAGTACAAGCATTTAGCCAAGTACTACGAGAAGGATTTGAGGTTACCAGAAACTTTGGGTTAGAAATAAGTAAAGTTAGAGCCGTTACAGGTGCTACAGACGCAGAGTTTGAGAAGCTTAAAAATAACGCAATTGACTTAGGGTCATCAACAGCATTCACGGCTTCACAAGTAGCGGAATTAGAAAGCGCGTATGCTAAGTTAGGTTTTACAACGGATGAAATATTGTCCGCAACAGAGGCCACATTAAACTTGGCAATCGCAACAGATACAGACCTGCAGAGTGCGGCAGAGGTGGCAGGAACTACATTGCGCGCTTTTGGTCTAGATGCGTCTGATACAGTAAGGGTTACCGATGTGATGGCAAAGTCTTTCACTTCAAGCGCATTGGATATTGAGAAATTCAGGGAGTCTATAAAGTTAGTCGCCCCAATTGCAAAGGCTGCAGGTGTAAGTATAGAGGTTACAACGGCATTGCTTGGTAAGCTTGCTGATGCAGGTATCTCTGGTAGTATTGCAGGTACATCATTAAGAAACTTATTAGGCAAACTAACAGACCCCACAAGTGAATTAACTAAAGAGTTAGGATTTGCTGTGGATAGTTCGGAGAGCTTAGTTAGTGCGTTCAAGCAATTGTCTAAAGGTAATATTGATTTAGCAAAAGCTACAGAGTTAACAGACGAGAGATCAAAAGCCGCTTTTCTAACGTTTGTTGAGGGTATTGATTCGGTCGAGGCTCTAGCGTCTGAATTAGAAAACGCTTCTGGATCTGCCTCTGAAATGGCACGAATAGTAGGTGACAATCTAGATGGTGACATTAAAAAATTAACGTCTGCATTCGAGGGATTATTACTAAAAGGGGGCGTTTTAGATCTGGTATTTAGAGGTCTTGTAAATTCAGCTACTCTTTTTCTTGGTGTTGTTGTTGCTATACCTAGTGCTATAAGTTTGGTAGTTAACGGGTTTAATGAATTTAAGGAAGTTGTTACAGAGTCTAATTTAGCATCTAAAGAGTTCGAGGATTCTTTATCTGGTATTATTGTAGAGTCTGACATCTTGTTAGAAAGGCTAAAAGATGGCAATATAACAACGTTTGAAAGAACCCAAATAATAAGAGAGTTAAATGATAAATACGGGGACTATCTTGATAACTTAATATCTGAATCTGATTCATATACCGACATCGAAAACGCTATAAAAGGAGCGAATAACGAGTTGCTAAGGGGTTTTATAATAAAGCAGAAAGAGGAGGAGCTATCTGTGATACTTAAAAAACAATCCGAAGAGAGAGCTATCATCCTAAAGTCTTTAGTCAAAGAAACCACAGAGCTAGAAAAAAGAAGGGTGGCACTAAAGGAACTGACTAATGATTTACAAAGAAGCGGGCAATTAGAGGAGGTTACAAGAAAATCCAATATTGAAAATCAAATAATAGAAGGTGAAATAGATAGGTTAAACCAAGGCAATAGAGAGGCGGGATTTAAAACAACGGCATTAAGTTTGACCAGACAAAACGAGCTGTTATCTGACAATGCGGAAGAAATAAGAAAAAACACATCCTCATTAGTTGAGAGGTTTGAAAGTGCTTCGTCTGCTGTTGAGTTTTCAGAATCTTTTGTTTCTACTTTACGAAAGAATCTATCTCTGGTGACTAACATTTCTCAAGAAGAGATCTCGCAGGTAGACGCATCATATCAAAGGCTTTTAGACCTTTTCAACATAGGTCCAGAAATAAATTTAGATTTAGGGGACACTAACACAAGTACTGACACAGGGGGGGCGCCGAACTAAAAGAAGACGAAAAAAGGATTCGTGAATTTAACGAACGAGTTCAACAGGCTAAATTTGAATCAAATCAAAGGCTATTAGAGCAAGAGAGGGAATTTAGAAAGCAAGTTGAAAGAATAAGAATTGAACAATTTAGATCAAATTCTGTTGAGGAAATTGAAGAGTTAGAAAGGGAGTTAAAAAAGATACAGTTAGACAGGATTGAAGATGTAGCAAATGAAGAAATAGACCTGAATAACGAAAGAATCGAACTTGTTACAGAGTATTCAGATGTATTAGAGGATGAAGAGATAAGGCTCTTTAACCTCAGAAAGGACAATGAAGACCAAATAAACAAGATAAAAGAGGCAAATTTTAAGGCTGATTTGAACAGAAAAAAAGAAGAATTAAAGGCAGAAAAAAAGAACGAAGAAGATTCTATCTCATCAGACGAAAACCTAAAAAAGATTGCAGAAGAAAGGGAAAAAGCCTTAATAGATAGCTCTGTGGCCTTGACAGATGCTTTAATAAACAATAGACGTAAACTAAGCGAAGAAAGAGAACGGGAGGCAGAAGAAGACATTTCAGAAGCTCAAAACAGACAAAAAGAATTACTTACGCTAGCGAATAGTAGCAATTCGCAGGTTTCGCAAATCGCGGCTGCAAGTTTAGAGCAACAAAGAAAAATCGAGAGAGAAAAGACTTTAGAGCTAGAAGCTGAAAGGAAAAAGCAATTAAACCTTCAAAGGCTGTTAGCAGGATTGGAGGCTTTTAAGGCCAATGTGGCCAATGATACCGGAGGTGATCCGGTGGTGAAATCATTAAGCCAGATAACATCTCTAATTACGGCATTAAGTTCTTTTGATACTGGTATTGACTCGATAGGCAGAACAGATTCACCTGTTGACAATAAAGGGGGGATGCTTGCAATTAACCACCCTGGCGAGATGATAATTCAAGAGCCTTTGGTGAAAGCTATGGGCAATCCTAGTAGGTATGAAGTGGCTGACGTATTCAAGAGTTTCAAAGAGGGGAATCTAGTATCTAAGGTTCCTCAAAATAACTACGTGGTTACGTCTTCAAGAGACCCAGAGCTAATAAGCGAAATAAAGGGGCTTAGAAAAGACGTTAAAAACTCTGTTAGCAAAACGGAGCATTTGCCTTTTGATCATCTTAAAGGGGCTATGAGGTACAGGGAAAAGAACGGCCCCCGAGTTAATCTATATATTTATTATGTTTAGTGATTATTCAATAGGGGGATTAAAGGTCCCAAACCCAATAGACACAAACCAACTGAGGATAAACCTATCCTATAAAGAGGGGACTATTGCAGAGGTGCAACCGGTTTTGTCTTTTGATAGGCTTAGGTTTATTAGAGAGGGGGTAAGCCAAATAACAAAGATTAGAAAAGAATTTGGTCCATACAGGCAAGTTCCTTTTGATTTTAGGTTCAATGATCGGCAAGTTTTTAATGGCTATTTAACAGATTTTAATTTTCTATTGGGATTAGATCAAATAGAGGCTAAACCGGTATCATTGGACAGTACAGACGGCCTTGCAGAGTTGTTAAGTGCTTTAGACTTATCTGTTATAGGGGAGGATTTAGAATATAGAGACTTACTTTATAAGGTTAAAAAAGTAGATAATAAACAAGATCTATTATACCTAAGGGGACAAATATTGGTATACTCATATATTTTGTACACTCAATTAAAGGAAATATCCAATTTCATATCAGACAACATTGGGGCAGGAATAAACGCGGCACCTCCCGGGTTTGCTTTTGGTGACATTGTTAGGCTAATACTTAGAGGCATAGCACTAGCTGCTTTTTTATCGGTCACATTGATACAATTAATAAAACAAGCAAAAGAGGCCAAAGAGTTATTGTTTCCAAAAATAAGGAAAACAAAAGTGGTTACACTTCACGAAATGCTCTCTAAGTGCCTTTCGCGTGTGGGGTATGGTCTGGAAACGGACATAGAGGACATGAAAAACGTTGGACATTGGGCCTCTGGAAAAATAGACAAAGACGACCATTTCCCTAGGTCTTCTGATCGGTGCGGAAACGCTTTGGGACTTTTTCAACTTATCCTAGACAAGTACGAGGCGAGGGTAGCCATTTCTAACGGTGTGGTTTATGTTTATCACGCGTATAGTACTAAATTCTTTAACCCTCCAGGGTACAAATTAAAGCCTTTTGATGATCGCAACTACAAGGAGAATGTAGACGACATGATAGGTACGAGGGAGATTCTTTATTCTGTTGATGGTGAGGATCTATGGACTTATGAGGACTTTAAAGGCACTGAGTACATAATACGGGCAAACATAGACGACCCCACAAAATCAACTGTAAAGGGAATAGATCAAAGAGAATACGGGGTTGCTTTGTGCAGTGTTAATTCTGAATTTAACGCAGTAGAAAAGCTTTGGGGTGAGTTTGTTGGGTTTATTAATCAAACTATTTCGCTTTTTGGAGGGTCAAACCAAGCCCTTTCGATAGAGAATAGTATAGGAGTTGCTAAGGTTTCCAGTGATAGATTAGGCATCGCTAAACTAGTTTATCTTCAAGGCTCTAAAATCCCTTTAAACCATAGAGATCTTTTAAGTGCAAAAAGTGATGAGTTAAATTATCAATGGGTAAGGTCGCACGTAAGGAACAAGCACGCAAAGAAAAAAATATATGAGGACATTTTACAGATATACAATGATTCTTCTTTAAATTGTAATCTAAAGAGTAACTTGTGCTTTAGCCCAGAAGGTATTAGAGGCGAGATAAAAGAAATTGATTGGGAATTTAACAGGGATAACGCTTTAGTTACGTTTGAAATAGAAGACGAAAACAGGGATACCAAGTTGATTGAAACGTTTTATGAGCCAACTAAATAACAAACTAAACGATCTACTAGGTGAGGCGAAAAAAGAGCTAAGGAAAGCGCACTTTGATCTAATGTCTAAAGTGCCACCAGAAAAAAGGGGCGAGGTTCAATCTATGGTTGATAATAAAATAGCTGAATCAATTGAAAATAACGGCAATAGTATTGGTAGTCAATTCATGAAGGATATTTACGGTAGATGAGCACGTTAACGCAAGTGATAGACGCCAAGTGGTTTGGTCAGGGTAAAAACGGCGATTTGTTTGATCAAAACCTTTTAGACTTTTCAAGAAACATATTAGGCAGTGTATTTAAAAAAGTCAAGCTACAGGCAACGATCAAAACATTTACCTCTGTAACTGTAAATTCTTGGTATTTAACTACAAACTCAATATCAACAAGCTCTGGAACAGATTTATCTAATGGCATTAGTGTAGGCGACATCTGTAGATTTGTATTATCAACAGACGACACGAAGATATTCACTTTTGAGGTTACGTCTGTTTCCCCTACCATTATTTATTTCAACCAAATATCAAACGTAGGTTTTACTTTGCCAGAGTCCGAAGAGTCAACGGACGCGCATATTATAGTAGAGTCTGATTTAACATTTCTTAGGTATAACCACGGGCTTAGATCAAGTATAGACCCGAGTCCTTTTTATAGGTCTTACTTAGATGATCAAACATTGTCTTTTGTGACTGATGGTATTGGTTCAAGGGCATTGCCTTTAGACCCGAGAGACACTAATTTTATTGATGGATTAAAGATTGCAATAAACGGACACTCCGGAAGCTTTAAGGCTAGATATGTTCAAAATTCACAAATACCTAAACAGGGATACGGATCTTTTAATTCTGCTCAAGAGTACGAAATAGAGCACATTTTTACTATACAAGATTATTCATTTAACGATGTACAGAATTATATAAATCTAACCAAGCCTAGTAACTATTTAGGCGAATCAACTTTAGATTATAATTCAGAGTTTGAGTTTAGGACTGTTGAAACAAACCCAGACACATCAAAAAAAGACAGTTATGTATCTAGTGGAGCTATAGGGTTTTTAAATGAGAACCTAAACGGTGGTGTAAATAAATTCTCCGTATCTGGTTTAAGCATAGAGAGGTTGTCAACGGGGGAGATAATAGAAAACTTATCTGCTTTAGAGCCATGCAAAGTTTCGTTTACAATAAATTCAACCGGCAACAGCTTTTTAAATCCCCCCGTTATCGTTTTAAACCATTTCGCTATGATCAGCGACTATGAGCAAAAAAACGTTGAATTTGATTCCTTATTTAGAAACGATCTATTAAGGGTGTCGGGCGTTGGGTCTGAAAACGGGACATATATAACTCAGGGAGAAATAATTTCTTTTACATCTAGTAGTATAGATGTAGAAATGACAGTAAACCCTTCCAGCTCAGACCTGGACGGCTTAGACTATCTTTTATCCGTTTGGGTTGGAAATCCAGATGATGACAATATATTAACTGATGAGGTTCAATTAAAAATATCAACGGGGGTTTATTCAGATCAATTTGATATAGATGGGCTAATAACAAGCCCAGACATAAAACTTTATACTAGAGATTGCGATACTTCGTTAGATCCAGGTTTTACATCTATGGAGTTAATAAGTGGGGAATTGATCAACACTAAGTTTAATTTCTCTGTATTTGATGGCGAAATTTCATCAATAGCCTTGCAAACCATATCTTTTGGAGGTGGTGTAAACTATGTTGTTGACTCAATAGATATTGACACATCTAATTTTCAGTTAGTGTCAGGTGTTCAAAGGATAGACGAAACATTAACAAACCCTTATAACCTCGGATTAGGGGGCTATATTAAATGGGTTTCTAACAAAGATTATGAAATAGTGTATCCTTATCGGTTGCCGTTTGATAAGCTTAATGCGGTTTCTGGTCTTAGCGACCTACTATATGACCCTACAGAGCCTAACAATGGGCAAAACGAAAGCGTTTATTATCAACAAATTAAAGGGTTTGACATAAGTATAGCTTATTTAGTGACAATGATAAAAGACGGGAGAGAAACAGAGTATTTATTTAAAACACCGGTGATAAACGTGGTAGATTTTGAGACATCATTATGACAGACTTAGAAGTAAAACAAATAATTGATCCTTTAAACTCAGGAGGTGAAAAGCCAGACGGGGTATTAGTTCTAGAGATTTGCAAAAAAACAGGCAAAGAGTACACAAAAGTATACATTAGAGGTGAGGGACTTTATGAAAAAAGACATGGTGAATTTATTGAAATAATGGACGCGGTAGATTCTGCATTAATATACGATAATGAATAATTTTGTAAAAAGAATTGATTTAATAGGGTTCCCTTTGGCTACCGAGTTTCTGGGTAGTACCGTTGGTTTTACGGCAACAGGTAATGACGCCGATAACGGGAAGCCAGACACTCCTTTTTTAACTTTGGATGCCGTGAATTTAGGGGGCAATAACACCGCTGTAATGGGCGCAGATCAAGTATACGGGAAACTTCCAGGAACGAGCAAGGAGTATATAGGCGATGGTAGGGCTATTGTAGATGGACAGGGCGTTGATTACATGGTGTCTGGCCTTGGATACATGACACTTGAAAGCCTTTTAGTAGTTAATTGCTTAGGGGGGACCAGCAATGCTTCTTCTGGAATAGGACAAGGCAATACCGGCTATTTTGAGGATGTTATCTTTAAAGACTCCGGAGAGATAAGAGCGACGGGATCTAATGCCCCCGTTCATAGAAACTTAGTTTTTGACAACACGCCGGCGAGGTTCTCCGGATTAATTGTACAGGAGTCAATTTTTATATCAAGTGGCGCGCAACAAACAATTGAATTATTGGGGACTGTTGAGAGTTTTAGCTCTCATTATATCGACAATCAAAAGATAATTTGTTCTTCTACTCAAGCGGAACAAGTAGAATATTGCTATTTTAATAATTGTGAATTTGAGGTAGACGCGGTACTATACGCGAATGCGGCGGCGGTCAGGATTGCCCATCCATCGGCTTTACCTAATGAGATTACAGGGTCTTTAGATTTTAAAGGAAGCTTTTCTAGATTAGAATACAAGGTGGTTTCTTCTTCTTCCGCTTTGTTGGGGTCTGGTAAGTTTGGGGCCAATTTGGGCGGTGTTAACATAGGCGAGAATTTTAATGAAAACCTAAGCATTAATATAGGGGCTAGTTCTAATTACCAGTTTACGGGGGGCGTTATTGAGCGACCTAACTCCTTGGTTGTTGGAATTATTGAATTTGATGAAGTACAACTTGACAGGGTGATGTTAGACCCTTTTTTGTCTGTAAATGGATACAGTGATTATCTAAACAACATAATTAGGGTTACGAACTTAACAAACCCGAATAAGTTAACAGTAAAGATACAGACGGCTGATAATGATAAAGTCTACAGGCCAGAGCGGATATTTAGAGAGGGTTTTAGGGTCTCTACAGAAAACGGGGGGCTTTCTTCGGGTGATAATGAATATCACGAAGACAATATAGTTCCTGAGCGTGTAAGGTGGGTTATACTTAAAATAGAAATCAATTAAGACATGAGCACTGGAGCTTCTATTTTTGGCGTTGATAATTCAGATAGGGTATATAGCAGTGCTTTATTAGGAGTAGACACTTTTGATAAATCATTCGGCTTATCTGTAAAGAGTCTAAATAATGTATATGTTTTAGTTTGTGACGATATAGGAAATCCTATAAGCGCACAAGTGGAAATTACTGGAGGTTCAGATATTGATGGTGTTTATTCTGGTTTCTCTGAATACCCTTTCACTAGTGGTACGTATTCTAGTATAAATATAGAAGCATCTGCTTCTGGATTTGTTACTAATTCGGTGGTGTCTGATTTTTCAGAGAATGGATTTGAAGTTATAAAAATAATCTTGATTCCAGATATAACCACCTTTTTATGCTCGACAACTTTTAAAAATAAATTTGGGGTAACTATAGATAGGCCATTAATAGACGGTTTTGTTGAAGTTATATTTTCTGGTTCTTCTAACTTTAGTAAAGATGATTATATTTTTACTTTTGAAGCTATAAGATCGGGTGGCAGTAAATACGCCTCTATAATTTTGACTAGTGAATTAACTGACGAGCAAACGGACTCTTTAACATATAAAGTGGGTACTGTTCAGGTTGAAGGGGATTATTGCTATCTATCAAACATTAGTAAAAAGTTATGTTAATATTTGACCTTCCTAACACCTCACCGGCAAACAGAGAGGGGATAACTTGTTACAAGTGTGATTCCACAATAAGCTTTACGCCTCCAGAAGACGCACTTTCAACCTGTTTTTGTGACTTTGAATGTGAGACTAATTTACTAGCTTTTGCGGACTCTTCTCCAAGTGCCACAGATAGAACAAAGGACTACTTTACGCTATACTATAAATCAAAAGACGAAACGGCTGTAATTTCATTTAATATAAACGGTAATGATTTGATTGACGGCGATCATGGAGTTGCTTTATTTACTGATGAAACTGAAACAGATCAAGTTGGTTTTATAGTTGACTTCACTAAGATATTCACAACGTTTGGCGGTAATCAGTACACTCTAAACATAGTTGTGACTAATGAATTTGGGGCTACGTTTACACGGTCTTACGGAAAATTTCAAGTCTGTGAATTCTCAGAGCTTAGAGCTGACGGGACAGTTAAAATAAAATCAATACAGAACGGAAGTATCGAAAGCGGTTTTGATTACGCAAACGAGAACGTTCCCTTTTATCTGAGAATCGAAGGTTTCTTTGGCAATAAGCAAAAGATAAACGAATTCATAAAGACGCCTAACGGTTCAAGAGTAGACGTACAAGTGCATGATCGTTGGTGGTATGAGTACGAGTTTATTTTTGATTCTAACAAATATAACTTCATTGATTTGATATTAGACAACCTTTTATCTGGCGACGAGGTTTATTTTAGTGATTACAACTTATTGAACGCGACAAGGGACGTTCCGTATAATAATATAATGGTTAGAGAGTCAGAGACAGACGCTGAACACATAACCGGTACTAATACGTCAGTTTACACGGTAAAACTTGAGGACGCATTAAAAAACAACATAAAACATCCCTATATTGAAGATTGTTAAATGAATTGGTTATTAAGATATATAAAATCAAGAGTTGCAATAGCGTTCTCTGGGGGTGCAACTAAAATAGCGTTCATGGCTGGAGCATTGTTATGTTTAATAAGTTTAGGTATAATTCCAGTTGGTTTCATTGGAACTAGTTCAGGTGGGATACTTGCTTTCTTCTCTGCTTTAGGGAGATATGATTTAATAAAAAAGTATATGCCCATTTATACATTAGAATTAATATTTGGTAAGAATATATCTAAATTTTATAATCAGGTAATTGGGGTGTTTTCACTTTTTAGGAAAGGTAGCATGTATGAATATAAAGGATTAGAAAAACTAATTAGGGATTTGATTTCAGAAGAAGAATTCATTGAATACCAGCAAAAAAAAGGATCCCCATTTTGTTATATACATATAGCTGATGATAAAAGTTTGGTTGAAAAACATGTTGATTTAAAGAAGGTGTCTTATCAGGAAGCTGTCAAGTCAGTAATCGCGTCTTGTTCAATACCTATATTTGTGCCCAGGGTTAAAATATTCAACTCTAGGTGGTATGATGGTGGTGTGATGAAGCATATAGCTTCTGAATGGTTGGTTGTTAACCATAGTAATGAGTTTGACAAATTGATAAGCATATATTCAAGATCAAACAACATTAAAGACTACGTTACTTATAAATTCATATCTAATCCCATTAAAAACATAGAACGTCAACTTTTAATCAAGAATATACTTAATAGTTTTGATAATAGGCAAGACACTGACATTGCTTGCAAAAATAAAGGAATAGAGCATGTTTGTTTTTTCGCTCCAAATAAACTGCAGGAATCAACTTTTGATACTTCAAAAGAAGGGAATATTGAAATGTTTGAAAAAGGGAAAAGGGCGGTTAAGACAAGATTAGATGATTAACGAAGAAAGAAAGCAATTAGTGAGCTATTTAGTGGCTTTATTGAATGGAACGGGTTTGTTTGGGTGGTTTATAACCCACCTTGAGCATTTTAACGATGGGCTAGAATTTACCATAAAGGTTCTGTCAGCTTTGTCTCTCGCTACGGCTTTGATACTTAACGTAAGAAGGATTAAAAACAAGAATAAAGATGTATAGATTAAGCTTTAAAAGTTTAGAGAGGTTGGACGGGTTAGCGCCTAAAATAATGTCTATTTTAATAAAGGGCATAACTAACAGCCCGTTTGATTTTGGAATTCCTAAAGATGGGGGATTAAGAACAGATAAAAGGCAAAGGGAATTGTATGCAAAAGGAAGAACGACAAAAGAGCTAATAGAAAAAGGGATTCTGGGCATAGAAGGCAGGCCAGAAGAAAGGGTGGTAACTTGGACCCTTGACTCTCTACACAAACCAGATGAGGAGGGCTTAGGCAATGCTTTTGACATTTTCGCCTACGTAGATGGTCGGGCGAGTTGGGACATGGAGCATTTAGAGCCGATAGCAAGGCATTTGCAAAAAATAGCATTAGAGGATTTCGGAGTTAAACTATATTGGGGGTATGATCTTTGGAAAAAGGACGGTGCGCACTTCCAAATCAAGTAAAAATGAATATCTGGGAAAAAATAACACGGCTACAATCTAAGTATGTACTAATACTTTTCTTGGTTTCTATATTTGAAGGTGGATTTATAACTTATGATAAACTAACAGAGGACAAAAACGGGATTAGGCTTGACAACATAGAGAGGGTTTTATCTATTTGCTCATATATTGCACAGGCAGAATCAGACATAAACACAAAGATCCTTCATGATAACGGTATCGAGCTTTACCACTGCAATAAGGATAGGGACGGACGCCCTAAGTATAGCTTTGTATTTTATAAAGGTGTTATATACTCAGCAAGGAAAAAGACGTCTAATGGGATATGGGAGTTTAAAGACTTAGACGGTCAGTGGTTCCCTATAGTTGAAATAAAAAAGTAAAAGATGTTAGGTAATTTATTAGGTAAAAAACAAGTAAGCGAGACAATCGGGATTGTTGATAAAATGATAACCGATAAGGACGAAAAAAACGCCCTTGTTAAAGACATCATTGATTCTGAGAATAAAAGCGGATCGGCCTATACGCGCAACGCAAGGCCCACCATTTTATATTTCGGGCTGTTGGTCATATTTTCTGAGATATTCGGCCTACGCTACTTCTTTTTAACTAAGATAGATGTTGGCATGGAAGTAATATCCGAATCTACGTCGATGGTTAGGTATTTTATATTTACATGGGGTGGACTTTCTGCCGTTTATAATGTTGGCCGTAGTTTTGAGAAAAAGAAAATGAAGTTTTTCAACAAGGAATAGAAATATATTTCTAAATTTGAAACACCATATTACAAATAAAGAAATCCGTTTCGGGTTTAACATATTACAAAACCACTCCAGTATATACGGGGTGGTTTTTTTATTACCTAAAGATTTTAAAATAAAGAGGTGCCTAAAACAAAAAGGGGGCCGATATGACGCAGCCCCCTTAAACACACAGCCCAAGCCCGTTGACAAACGATTTAAACTAATCGCAAGTTACGAAAATAAATTAGATAGTTCTTGCGTGGTTCTTAGATAGTTCTTATCATTGTTTAACGAATTAGTTTATGGGTAGCTCAGAGGGAGAGCGGTAACGGTTACAGAGAAAAATATGATTATCATTGATTTGCAATAAATGATAAAAGTTGATTATTTCGCCTTACAGGTCAGGGGTTCGAGTCCCCTCCCTAATACTAAACATTAACAATTTAACAAAGACCCTGAGGCAATTAAATTTACCCATTGTTGTACGGATTATTAAATTTTAAAATTATGAGTAAAATTGATCTGACGCAAGAACAAAAACAAGAATGGCAGGATTGGCTTAATGAAAGGCCTGAAAATGTTAGAAAAGTAGCCGAAAAGATATTGCCGTGGAAGGAGTACAGAGACATTAGAGCTCGTGATATTGGTAATAGATACAGTCCTATTTCTTATGAGGATAAATCGGATGGAACGGTTACTATTCCTTGCCTAAAATCAAATGAAGAAATGCCAGGATTGGGCGGTTATTGCGTTTTTGGGATGAGTGCAGAGAACTTAATAGAAGCAGACCGATAGCATTACGCACAACGTTTAATGTAAAACATGTTGATTATGAAAAAGACACTTTATAGAATAGCAAATCACTTCCTTAATAAGCAATTGGTTTCACATATTGTTATGCGCTTTCTAAGCGAGGAAAAGCGTGAGAAGATAGCAATAGAATCTATTAGGTCAAACTTTATGTTATTCGGGCATGATTGCCATGATATGACAGACGAGGAAATAAAAGAGGGCGTGAAGAACGTAGCTAAAAATATAGGAAGTTTTGGGTCTACAACAGAAGAGGCTGCAAAAGCATTTCGTTTGTTGGGAGATTGCGCCTAACAGGCGTATAAAATCAAGCGTTAGCGACTCGAAGAGTTGATTTTAAGCGCAGTTAAGGAATTCACACACAATAACCAACAATATGACAACAGAAAAACAAGGCCCAGGACTTTCTAGATCAACCGATTTTAAAAATTCATCTATTGATTTAGTAAGCGCTCACAAAACCGTTGTAACGGTGGATCATGTGTGTTACAATACAGATCTTATTTTATTGCATTCATCCCCTTTTGGGCTTCACGTAGGGCAAAGGGACTTCGCTATGTGGCTAAAGAAGAAAAACAGAAAAGACTTTAAGAGGGGTATTTATTCAGGATCAAATAATCTAAATGATTGGTACGCTGGTCAGTTCATAGACTCATGTTCTATGATAACCGTTCAGGATTACCTAAAGGAGTATATAGAAGAGAATTCTAAATTTATAATCAAATACTAATATGACAGTAAAAAAAACACACTGGAAGAAGTTAACAAACCCTAACTATATAGGGGCGCATGATCTATATAATGACAAAGGCGAGAAGGTGACTTTTGATGTAGTTATTAAGTCCGTAGTTCAAGAGGTGGTTAAAACTCAGGACGGTAAGGAGGAAGAATGCGTTGTTTGTTATTTTGATTCGGCAAAAAAACCGATGATTCTAAATAAGACAAACATGAAAATAATAGCCAACAAATTAAAGACCCCAATCATTGAAGAGTGGTATGGGAACAGGGTTACAATTTATATTGCAAACGTTCGGGCGTTTGGTTCAACTGTGGAAGCATTAAGAATAAAAGCATAATATTATGGGAAATTTAAGCGAAAAAAGATTTGGAATGATTACGGGGTCAGAATGTCACGTTCTTTTTCCTAAAATATCAGCGAAAGTTGGGGTAACTACTTATGCTAAGAAGCTAGCAAAAGAGATTGTTTTTGGATGGCGTGACGAGGTTAATACGTGGCAAATGGACCACGGTCACATGGGGGAGTCAGTAGCGCGTGAGTGGTTTATCAAAAATATAGATCCGGATTGTTTCCAGCCAGATTTTATTCAGTCTGGTAACTTTGGGGCTAGTGGGGATTTATTAACCTCTTTTGATTATGGGGTTGATTTTAAATGTCCTACTTCAATGGAAAAATGGCTTGAATATTTAACTGAGGGAATTAGCAACCAGCAATACTGCCAGGCTCAAATGTACATGCACCTTTACGGGTATGAAAAATGGAAAGTTTGTGCCTTTTTAGAGGAAACAAGCTTTATGAGTAATAATGGGTTGGTTTACCCTATTGAGGAAAAAAATAGATGTATTCATGTTGATGTAGAAAAAGAAAAAGGATGGGGGGATTTATTAGAAGATAGGTCCATTGATTTAATTAGACAAAGAGATGAGTATGTGAAAATATACCAAGAAATCTCAAAATAAATGGATAGCGTTTACTATAGATATGTAAGAATGTGCCTTCACGTAGAAGGTTATATTTCTACAGATCGAATAGAGAATATGTTTCCCTCAATGTATAAGCGTCCGAACTTCTTAATTTCAATAGTTGAAACAATAAGAAAGGAAGGGCAAAGGATAAACACAAAAAACACAGTAAGTAAGTTTTTTAAACGACATACAACAATTTATTACACAATGGTAAAAAGCAAATTTAAAATAAACGTAGCCGGGATGTCTGGATACAGAATAGGAGATGATGGGGCACTGTACAAACTAGGATACAAGGATTCAAGGGGGCACTATAGAGGCACAAGAAAAATGAAGATTGACCGGAATAATAATTGTTATCAAATAGACGGTGGACGCATTAGTGATAATGAGATACAAGACAACTTAACAAAAGACAGGAGCCAGAAAATATTGGTTCGGTCTACTAAATAAGATATATATGACAGAAGGGAAAAAAAGCTTCATTCTGTATTCCGACCTAATACACACCTTTTCATATTTGACAAACGAGGACGCTGGTGCTGTTTTTAAATGGATTCTGGACTATGTTAACGAAAAAGGCCCAAGTCCCCTTGAAGGGCTACTACAAGCCGTGGCAGAGCCTATAAGGCAACAGCTCAATAGGGATCTTGCGAAGTATGACAAGTACATCGATAAACAAAAGGCAAACGGGGCAAAAGGAGGGAGGCCAAGAAAGAGCAAGGAAAAACCCAATAAACCCAAGCCTTTATTAAATAACCCAAGCGAACCCAAAAAAGCTGATAATGTTAATGATAATGATAATGTTAATGATAATGTTAATGATATAAAAAAGAAAGAGACCGTTTATCCTTTTGAATTATTTTGGAATGACTATGAGAAAAAAGTTGGTCGTGAGAAGTGCTTTACTAAATGGAAAAATATTTCAGAAAAAGAAAAGGTCTCGATAAAAGAAAATGTTTCGAAGTATGTAAAATCAACGCCTGATGTGAAATTCAGGAAAGACCCCGCAACCTACTTAAACGGGAAACATTGGAACGATGAAATAATTACATCAACACCAGCGAGGGCACAAGTAAGAACCACGCCAAGGAATACAGGCGGGGATAAAGTATTTGAGGATCAACTATAGAGTTATGGATTACAAAGGATTTAAACAATTTGTGCAGTCGTATACCGAAGGTTTTGTTTTTGAGAACGAGGCGTTTTTATCCGATCTAGTGAATTATTTTTCAGACGGCGATTCAACACACGATAAGAATAAAGGAATATTACTAAGAGGATCTGTTGGTGTTGGTAAAACATCAATGTTAAAGCTGATTCAGACATGGTTGCCAGCGGAAAGGAAATTCATGTATAATCCCGCTAATGAATTAGTAAGCCTTTTTAATTCGGAAGGTGATGCGGCGCTTAATGTTTACAAGAATACAAAGAGCCGCTTGTTTGATGATATAGGCGCGGAGGATCTAGGTAGGCATTATGGCAATAGTGTTGAGGTGGTTCAGAAAGTTATCTATGCTAGGTATGATTTATACAGGTCGCAAGGGATAAGGACACACTTTACAACGAACTTAGGAAATAAGGAACTAAAAAACCTATACGGGGATCGTGCTTATGACCGAATCAAAGAGATGGTAAACGTTGTTAATTGGGTGGGCTCAGAGTCAAAGCGTGGGGTTCATGATTTTTCAATTCGGCAACTTGGGGACCTTCCAAAAGTCGTAACAAAAGAAGAGATTGAGAAGCTGAAACTATACGAGGTTAAACTTATCTGCGAAATATTTTACAGGATCAGGGGGTACTTTGATACGGCAGATTACAACATGATAAATATATTCTATGACACTTTGAAGGGGTTAGGGTATGTCCTCGGTGAATCAAGGGAGTTGCGAATGATTTACATGGAGCAAAGAGCTATCGAGATTGATAAGCACGGATATTGGAGAACCAGAAATAAACGGGCTTTTTTAGATTACAAAGATAAAAAATTCATGAGCGTGAACAGGGACGCAATGAATCGGAACACAGTACACCGAGAGGTATCTAAGCGTTGCAGAAAATTAGTGTTAATTAAATTCTTCGACGAGAACAAAGAGCTAGGTTTTGACCTAGCGGAAGATATTTTAGAACGGTTTAACTCTGTTCATAAATAACGCTGAAACTTTGAAT